ATAATTGTGAGCTTAGTTTAGCTAAATCGTAGATCATTGAACCGACTCCGTGATTATAAAACCCTTCACTTGAAGGCTGGCAGTAATTATGGATCACTGGAATATAAGGTTTACCGTCCATGACAAACGGGTACTTGTCACCTTTCTTTTCCTCTAGAAGTGTACACCCTTCTCCAGCAAAAACTGCGTAAGCTTTGTTTGAAATGTCATAATAATGAGCCACTTCAACTACGTCGTCGTCTTGGATATCTATTTCTTGATCGTTGTTTCTATTAAGATAATCGTCACTAGAAGTATGGTTTCTTGGGATCTTACCTGGCCCAGCTACTCTCTTGCCTTTAGGGTAAAGCTTAATAAACTCAGCCCATGAATAACTAAACACGACAACCATTTTACTGACTGACCGTCCTCTACCTCTCATAATCGTGCCGAAAGGATCCAACCAAACATTAGTGTTATCCACTGGCATAAACTGAATAGGCATATCTCCATTCTCTCCCGCTGTCCCCACCTGAATAAAAGAATCACCAAATAAAACCATGTTAAAGAAAGCCCCTTGCTTATCTCTCAAACTTGAAATGTAGCCACCTTCGTCCATTACTGTCCCAACCCCTGCCGTTACTAGCTTCTCTACAGCTTCAGGTCTATTTGATCCGTGAATCGTAAAGTCTAAAGGTTTCATTCTAGAGATAATTCTCCAGATAGCTTGTTGAAGCATTTTAGAGTTTATCTTTCTTGGGCCGTTAGGCTCATGGATCTCGAATCCAGCTTCAAACAAATCCTGGATATCTCGGTTTCTATTATCTTGATCTGTCTTAGAAAAGTTAAAACGCTCTACCACGTCTAGGGCGGTAAGAACGACTTTCTTTTCTTTGTCTACTCGGATATTTGTGTTCAACTTAGGGTCTAATGTCTCTTGCTCCGACATAGTTTATAGCTAAATTTTAACCCCCATTGTAGGTATTTTACCATAAATTACCTCTTTGGACAATTTATTCGCTCATAGCCTTGACATAATTTCTACAACCGTCCTTCTCCCCACTGGAGCACCCCTACAACTTTGGCTTAACTAAGCCATTGTAAAAATCGAACTATACAACATTAATACCCGACATATCCTTTAAGCCTATCAACGATTTGGTCGTCCGTCTCCCCTACCTCTATAGGCAACGAAGCCCCTGTCTCACTGCTGCATGCGTCGTGAAGCTTGATTGTATAGTCCTCAGCTTTAGCTGGTTCTTTATCCATATTATAATCCTGTTAAATAACTATTTACAGCTCCTTGTAGTTCACGTTCTTTGTCTTTAATGTCTCTGGCGGGCTGAATATCGTGTAAGTAATCGTCAACCGCTTGCTCGATAGGTATTTGTTCTACTTTAGGCTTGTAGCTTACCATACCGTACCGTATAGCGTCCATAGGATCACTGAAGTCATGTTCTGGGACGTTTAAGACTTTGCCATTCTTATCTGTTTGCCAAAGATAATTCCTGTAGCACTTAATCACGTTAACGCTTCTTTTCGTAACGCTGATCTTCTGGCCCTGCACAAAGCTTATCCCTTGGCTAACACTACCTTGGCCTTTCTTCGCTCCAGTGATATTCACTCCGTAGTTTCGGATTTCGTCGATACTCTTAGGTTCAGCGCTATCTGCTACCGTCAATACTGAGTCCTCAAATGTGTTTATGAAGTCGGCTATCTGTTTATTGTGCATTCCCTTTCGATACATTTGCTCGTCTAGTATGTACCCGCCATTGTACTCATAAATGTCCACAATCGCCGTAGGATCGTTTGAATATCCAAAGTCGAGTCCCCGTACCCCTAGACGTGCTTCGTGCGGTATATCGTCGATTATTTGCCAACCAGTGTATATTCTGCCTTCGACCTCACCCAACTTCCCTAAACCGTAAACTGTCCACCAGCCTTTTCTATTCTGACGCTTCTCAATGGACTCAATGATCTGCTTGTCCAAAGCTTCATTGTCTTTGTACGTTAGAGTAATTTCTTCTACGTCGTCTCTATCTGGCTTAACGTCGGTGTAATACCAAAACTCACTAGTAGGATTCCAGTCAATAAACACAAAATCCTTCGTTCTAACCTCCAATTCTTCAAACGCTGAGAAATGAATATTATTAGCCTCATTCAAAAACAGCCTGTCTCTTCTTGCTCCCCTTAACTTAGAAGGCTGATCTGCGCTGAAGAACTCCATTGTACTACCCGTCTCGAAGGTGTAAGTCTTGTTTGTTCTGTCCCAACGCTTATCGTCGTAGTAGTCATGTTGTTTGAGAATCATTAAGAAATCCCTCATAGCTCCTTTTCGTAAATGCGGGAAGCTCTCAGATACCACGCTTGTTAAGGTAGGGATCTTATCACCCTGTGCTCTAGCAATAAGGTAAAGAAGGATCGAAACAGTTTTAGAAGCAGATGTACCCCCTGGCACTGCACGTATCCTTTTGGTCATTTTCATGATCCTAGCTGTTGCTGTCGTCTTGCTGAACATCCAGTATAGGTTTAGGTATTAATCTTTCTCCGTCACTTGTAATATCAGTTCGAGTGCTAAATGTTTTCTTTTCTTTTCGCTCTAACCACCATTTAGATTCTTGTGTATCACCTTCGTTTATACTCGCAGCTACATTCTGCCTAGCTTTAGCGTTTACCATGTTCTGCCAAGCTTTGATTTTAATTAGAAGTGCATTGTCCTTGTTGACCCATTCCCAGACGGTTTCATACGTTACTTGCGCTAATATACAAGCATTCTTTAAATCATAGCCTAGAGTCAAATACGGTTTAAGGCTTCCTATTATTTCCTGCCTTTGCTCCTTAGTATAGGCTTTACCTTGCTGGTTTGGCCTGGGTAAATTCTTTGGCATATTCTTGTCTTAATAACATTTTAATTACATTCCCTACGGTAGTATTATACCGCATTGCAACGGCCTTGGCCATTTGTAACTCGCCTTCAGTAGCTCTTGCCTGTATTACGCACCGCTTCGACACGATAGTAAATGATTAAATATAAATTGATTGTTACCATTATGAATGAAGATAAATTGGCAATAAATACTCCACCCTCTGCTTCCGTTAGTATTAGACCTATCCCTATCCAAGTTAGAAAGTAAGTTATTATGCTTATATCCTCGCTAGATTTACGCTGATAAAGTTTTATCGTTTGAGGTAATGCACTGACAACTAGAATTGGAGCTGCAAACTGTATCATAGTTTTTTTGCTTTGTTACCTGTGTAGTCTTCCCATCTTTGAATAATTACATCCACATACTTGGGGTCAAGCTCCATGCCATAGCATTTTCTGTTTGTTTTTTCACAAGCTATAAGTGTTGAGCCAGAACCAAGAAAGAAATCAATAGTTAATCCATTTTCAGGGCAGCTTGATTTTATTGCTCTTTCACACAAAGAAATTGGTTTTGGTGTTGCATGACCACCAATTAATTCTCTATTTTTTTCTGTTTTAAAATACCATGATGTTGTCATATATAATTCATGTGTATTATCAAAATAAGCCCTTGTGCTATAGTATTCTTTTTTTATTTCGTCGTATTCTTTTTTTATTTCGTCGTATTCTTTTTTGAATACATCATATTCTTTTTGTAATTTTTTATAATGCTCTTTTGGTATTAAAGTCCATTGACTTTTTGTAAACCAGTGACCATACATACTAACACCAGTAATTTCTTTTAATTTTTTATTATTAAGCCCTACTTTTTCTGCACAATCTTTTAGATAACTTCTTATATTTTCCCATCCCTCAAAATAATTGTCTGTATTATTATTAAATCCTTGCACTCCACACATCACAAATAAGCATTTTTCTTCATAATTAACATAGCTCCTTTGGCTTTCTATGGCAGTTGGTTTTTCATTATTAAATTTTGTCCATGTTATCAAATTTCTAAAAGTGGCTTTCTGTTCTTTTACTAAAGGCTTAACTATATTGCTATATATGTCCATTAGGGGCTCATCAATCCCCCAGCAATAAAAACTCCCATTTTCTTTTAAAAATGACCACTGTAAACCAATCCAATCTTTATTGAACTGTAGCAAGTCATCAAAATTCATATTATCACCAATCACACCATCTTTTTCTTTTTTCATCCCGTAAGGTGGATCATTATGAGCTAAGTCAGCCTTCTCCCCATTCATTAGCTTCTCAACATCTTCTATGCTTGTAGAGTCTCCACACATCACTCTATTCTCTCCTAGCTGGTAAATATCACCCAGTTTACTTACGGGTTCTTCTGGCACATCAGGCACTTCGTCATCCTTTTCATCAGGTTCGATAATCAAATCTATATCGAATCCAGTAATAGTAATATCAAAGTCTTCTACTTGAAGTTCTTTTAATTCCTCTACCACTAAATCCATATCCCAATCACTTTCATTCAATTTATTATCCGCTAGCCTATAAGCTTTAGCTTTGATCTCGCCTAAACTCGTTATTAAACAAGGTACTTCTTTTAAACCTAAAAGTTTTGCTGCCTCTAACCTACCATGACCAACGATAATGTTGTGATCTTTGTCTAATACTAAAGGCTGGTTAAAACCGAACTCCTCAATACTTCTAGCTACCTGTTTTATTTGTTTTTCTGGGTGCTTCTTTGCATTCTTGTCATATGGCTTAATATCCCCCAATTGTATTTGCTGTATTTGCATGTGTTTACTATACCATACCTATTCATTTGTGTCTAACTACTTGGGTTAAACATGTCAGGTTCAAACTCAATGTCTTGCTTATCTATCCCTACACTAAAGTCTTTTAGACCTGATTTCATAGCCAATTGTGCGAATTGAGCGTGTAAATTGATTGCGGTGTTGCAATCTTTAACTGGAACGGCAAGAACTACTGAGTACATAATTACTTCTTAGATTCTATTATTTGATTTACCCCTGGTACTACAATTTCTTGCTCGTAGATCTCTTCTATCAATCCTTCAATAAGCTTTATAGGCGGGATATTAAGAAGTTCTGAAATCTCTTTTAATTTTTTTGCCGTTGATTTGCTCATTTCCATGTCTGCCATAGGTGTATCTTATCATATTTAGCTAAACTTCGCTAGATATTAGGCTCCTTACCCTCTTGTGCGTCCCGATACCCTTGCAAGTAACACACCCGATTAATCCCATAAACAATCTCTTCGCAATCCTTTTCGCATTCACACATATCCATTCTTTCTAGGCAATGATAACAGTATGGGGCTGACATATTATTTTAGTTTAAGTAATTGATCAGCTAGGTGTAAAAGTTGTTCATAACTCCTTGATTGCATTTTAGTTAGCTTAGATAGAATTCTTTTGTCACCACCAGTTCTTGAGATTAGTTCGCCCCACCTTTGCTTTGCTAGTAGTTGGTTGTTGTGGCTAAGTTTTAACAGGTGGCTGGAGAGGTCTTTGATTATGCGTTGCTTGCTCACTTGGTAATCAGGTTGTATGTTTTAGGTCTATACACTGTGTTAGCCAGTCCTCTTCTATGAGGTGGACACCAAAGTATCTTGCCTTTCATTTTACCCTGCTTGAAATGTTTAAAGTGTCCTCTA